TATGTAGATGTATAAAACTGTGCATCATTTTCAACGAATGCAAACTCATCTAAAAATAGTAAGTTAATAGATAAACCACGAATAGAACTACCACTTGTAGCTGCAGCTATTATCTTAGAATTATTACTAAATTCAATACTACCTTTATTTAAAGCTTTACATCCAGGCTGTAAAAAGAATGGTAGGTTCTCTAATGCAAGTGTTATACGTGCTAACATCTCTCTAGCAACTGCACCTTTGTTAGCTAAAACTGCAATAGTCTTTTCAGGATGAAATACAGCATACCATAAGAGATATACAACTGATGATATTGATTTACCACTCTGTCTACAAGCTAAAACTATAGAAAATCTATTTGATTTAAAATGGTCAAACATATCTTCTTGATATGGATAAAGATTAAATGGTACTAATCCCTCATCAAGTGATATAATTTTTACATAGTTTCTTGCAAAGTACGATGGCGAATCCATACACTTCTTATATTCGATAATCTCTTCTTTAGTGAAAGATGATTGAACACCATCTCTCTTAACATTTGGATTACCTAAGTAACCAAACTCATTATTCTTTATTGTCTGTTGCATCGATTACATTATCTTTATTTAATAACATTCTTTGTAAGTCAGTAGTACTACCCACAAACATATTGTTATTTGTCACAGTTTTTGCTTCTTCTCTTTCTTCTTTAGTTAAATCTTTCTTCTGCTTTTGCAAATCCATAAGATTTTTAGTAACATCACTTATATTCTTTATTGTTTGTGCAAGGACTTCAAATGCTCTTGGATGTTCTGATTCTATTGCAAGTTCAGATAATACATCCATTGACCTTGTTCCGTTATATATTAGGTCTTTATAAGTCTTACGTGAAAAGTCATAATCGTCTTTTATGTCTTTATCTATTTTAACTGGTCTATCTTTTTCAATAGTTGGTAAGTTCTTTTCTAAACTCGCAGTCATCTTTTCTTTCTTGTCCATTATCCACCTTCAGTAATTGTAGTAGTAATAGTGTAATCATCAGCATCATCAGTACCACCTACAGTAAAGTCCATTTCCTCAAATGTTCTTCCTACATTATCTTTATCATGAAAGTCTAAGTTAACTTCACGTATTATATTTTGGTCAGCTGTTGGACCAAAGAACTTCATCTTCATTGTAAAATCTAATTGATATATAAGTACTCTTCTCTCTGAAAAGTCTCCTTCATATTGGTCATCAATAGCAACACTTCCAAGTATTACTGATACATCTTGTTTATAATCAAAACCTGCAACCGGAGTTATTGTGACATTATATTCTGGTTGAAAGTATGGTAAAATTTGTTCTACGATTTGTAGTCCATCATCTTGATTTTTAACAAGTACATATAAAGACATACCGATATCGTATGAAGTATAATGTTTAATTGTTTTCTTTTTAGTAATATCTGAACCATGAGTTTCGGATATTATATTTCTCTTAGCACCTTTTTGAGTTGGGTCTAAAGTAATACCAGTAATCTCAAATCCCATCCTTGGTAACTTAATCGCCATTTGAGCATCAAATCCAGTTTCTTGATCAAGACGAGCTAAGAATTTTTGTTTAGGTCCATAAGCTAATGGTACTCTTGTTTGGTTTAATACGCTTCCATCAGCGGCTTTTCTCATAACTTTTAAGTTATTAAATAATGTGCCAAAGACAGCTACTGACTTTCTCATTGTTGCGTGATAGAAATGGTCACCAAACATTAGTACGTCTCCGATGGATCGCCAAATGGATTTGATTCAGAAAAATCAATAAATCCATCAGCTTCTAATTCAAAATCAATATTTTGAGCAGCTTCATCGGCAGCCCAAGCGCTTCCAGTTGTATCTGTTAAATCACTATGAATAGTAGCTACTGTTCCAGTATTAGTTGAAGTTCTGCCTGTTACTGCACCACCAACTGTAAACTCTTTTGCAATTGATGTACCTGATGTTCCTATATTAGATACCCAAAGCTTACTTAAAATATCTGAAGCTTTTGTTCTTTGTTGTACCTCACCAAATACTATAACCGCTGGAATGTCGCCATCTGCTGGAGTTATAACTTGTTCTATTATCTCTCCAACCTGGAAGTGATTACCACCAGTGATTGATATATCAATTGGAATTTGATAAGCAGCTTTTGATGTTGCTTCATCAATTGATGAAACACCAGTTTCGAAATCTTCATCGTTATATTCAAATAATGAACATTGCATTTTATATACTGGTAAGTTAGATAACTGATAAAACGGTGAATCATCTTCAACATAACTAATTTCAAAGAATGAATTTGTCATTGGTAAGAAGATTAAATCTCCTTCTTGAGGTCTTGGATCTGTTACATTGCTTGAGAACGTACCAACTCTTGTTTCCCAACGTCTTCTTGATACTATAAAAGTTGCATCGTCTCGTATTTCTAAACCAAATTTAGAATATAAGTCGCCTGAACCTTCAAACCCTTCAGTATTTTCAATATACATTTCAAGAAGATATGCATCATCAAAGCTTGAAGCTGGGTCTTCGCCTAATATAGAATCTCTGTTTACAAGCGTACGTGGAATGTAATAGACATCTTGTCCATATATTCCTAGTGATTCTATTATCAGGTCTTCGTATAAGTGTTGTTCACTTTTAACGGCCTGAGAAAAGTATACATTTCTCGGCATGTTTTATCCTGTCATGAAGTCGACTGGCTGTTCCCAGTTAAGTCTAGCCTCTTCTTCTAATTTTGTTATTTCTTCGTTTGCGTCATCAAATATTTGACGTCCATTAAATGTTACACCGCCTGGCATAACCATTCCTTCGAATTTAATAAGGTTTGTACCCCATTGTCTTTTGATTAATGCTGTTGCATATCTTTTTAAGAAATAATCGTTATATACTGCTGTATAAGTGTCTGGGTCTATTATACGATAACATTCAACTACTAAATAATCTCCTACAACAACTTCTTCTGACCAATCCATAAAGATATCGATTCTATTTTTATGTCTATCAAAGTTAATATGTTTTTCATCTGAGTCAAGAACGACATCTAAAAGAGATAAAAACTGTTGTGACATAACGTAATCAGTAAGGTTACCCATAAAGCCAACTGAATGTATATCATTTAAATGTATCTGATATCTTATATCAAACATATCACTTGATGTTACAGAATCTCTTATAGGTAATACTCTTACAACATCTGTTATTAAATTACTTGTTGTAATATAACCATTTGTGATATCATTCTGAGTTACTTCATGTTTTAAATAGAATTTTTCTATAGAGTCAGCATGATAAGTCTGATAGAATTGTAGAGCTTCGTCTATTCTATCATCTATTTGATCTTCATCTACATTAATTTCGATTACAGGAGCTCCGAGATTACGTAAGCAATAATCGATAAGTGTTGTTTTACTGTTTGGTGCTGCCATATTTATTTCCTATTATATTCTATTTATAACAGTTTAACCTTCTAAAGTTTCTATTCTTGCTTTTAAATCGTCTATTGTTGTT